TACTGAGAGTTTACAACGTAAAAGTCAGAGTCATATAGTTTAGTAGCACCAGAAGCAGCAGTTTTACTTGGAGAATAATCATGTCTATACATGTCATAGGTGAAACCTAATCCACCAGTAGTTTGTTCTGGGGAAACCCAGTCGATTCTACGAGAAACTTGTACAGTATCAGAAGCGAGGACTCTCTTCAACGATATCATGTCATCGTAAGAACCCGAAAATTCGGAGAATGAATCAACTGCCTGTGGAGGCGAGTTTTCATTATCCCAAGATTGTGGTCTACCTATAAAAAGGTATACACGATCTCGTGTTGCACCTGCTGCGGTATCGCTTTGGGTTGCATCTGGACCTTCGAGAGCCTTAATAAATTTTAATGCTGAAAAAATCCTAAATTGATCAGTTAATAGAGCTGCCATTTCCTAGTGACTATTGTCCTCTTGTTTATTTATGCCTATTTGGAACGAACTATTGTTGAATACTCGATTCGCTTAATTCTATATGTCGCTCCACCGTTACCAACTGCGTTTTCTCCACCCAAAATTGCTTGTGCTTTAGCACCTGCACCAGTGGTATCTCCAGAAGCATTGTTAAATGTTACTGTAGGATGAAGAGCATAGAAACTATCTACACTTTGTTCTATTCCAAATCCACCATTGGTGATAGTGATGGATGAAATTTGGTCACCTGCTGGTGTCATGTTACAAGTACCAATTGATTGTATATCACCAATATTTTCAACAACCAATGTTGGTGGTGCAGTATAGTTAGTTCCTGGGTTCTGAATAACATAATCTATAACAGTCGTATTGTATGAAAACTCATATAATAAACCATTAACACCCACGTTAACATCACCCGTATTATACGGAACAATATCTTTAAGTTGTAAAATAGCATCTACTGGATTCCAAGAAACAACTGTTCCTCTAACACCAGATACAGAACCAGTAACAATCTCATTAACACCAAATGATAGATTATTTGAATTACTAGGATCTAAGTACAAATTAACAAGTGCTTGATGTTCTACACCATCAGTAAGTGTTCCTACAGAACTTATGGTTGCATACTTGAATGGAATATCTGCGTCTTTAATTTGGTCACCAACTTGGAATAGAGTTGTATTTTGACCACCAAGGGTTTCTTCAATACCATATAACGAATTAAAGATACCACCATCAAGACTAATTTGATTTTCAAAAGTTGTACCAGTATTAACTAAATCAATAATTCCATCACCAAGACCATCCAATTCATCATCATCTTCAAACTTCTTATTTTGTAAAAGACCAATAGGAACCGTTAAGGTAACGATACCTGGTCCTCCAAGGTCATCTAATAGAACGTGAGGATTAAATCCACCAGCAGCACTACTAGCAATACCAGCATCAAATTGTACAATAGCATCTTCAGTGGAAGGTCTACCACCATCAATAAATGCTAACTCATCAACCTCAAATGTAACTAATAATTCTCTTGTAGATGCATCAAAATCATAAACCTTAGCAACTTTATTGGCTGAGTTCTCAACCTTTCTTATAACTCTATCACCAACATTAAATTTATAGTTTGATGATCCATCAGGATTATTTTGAGTATTATCAAGAATAACTCTTTGATCATAATTAAAGTTAAGACCTCTAGTCAATCCTGAGAATTTACCAGGAGCTTTATTTGTATATGCTATAGTTTCTTTATTAAGAATAACTTCACCAGAACCAGGATATGCATCTGTAGAATCAACATATATTGTTGTGTCTGCTGCAGAAACATCTTTAACAAGACCAGTCAAGTAATTAGCAGTTGAGTTATATGCTTGTCTTGCACTAGTCTTACGTTTTAAATTTACTAACTTAGTGAATATAACGTTTGGTGGATTTATATATCCACTACCAGGATCCGTTATAGTAATTGCACTTATACTTCCTTGGTCAATAGTAGCTACTGCCTTTGCTCCTATACCTCCACCACCAGTAATTAAAATATATGGAGGTTCTTCATAGTACTCACCAGCATCAACAATAGCAATATCTTTAACTAGTCCTAAAGTATCTACTGTTGCAGCACCTTCAGCACCTTGTCCACCACCACCTTCAAATATAAGAGTTGGAGGAGTTGCATACTCTCTACCACCCTGTAATAAAGAAAGACCAGTAACTGTTTGTACAATTGGTGTACCTGTTGCACCAGTACCTTCTCCACCTAATATTCTTACAGTTGCTGCACCAAAATAATTATCTCCCATCTTAGTCATTTTGACATAATCAACTTCACCAGGATTAGTTGGACTTAAAACTATTTCACCTTCTGCACCTGCTGGAAAATTATCAGCTAAAGTAGGTAGTTCTCCACCTTCAAACACTGCTTTACCGTAAAATCTTTTACCAATAGCATAAGGATAAGCTGAATTACCTAAACTATCTTCTGTTAAAAAGTATGCATAAGTTCCATTGGGATACTCAGGAGTAACAGCAAATTTACCATTATACTCATCAAGAGTTCCTTGATTGTCCCAAATATTATCTTCAGTCAAATGACCCAGTACATATCCATCCTGAACAGTTCTTATACCTATTTCAGCAGAAGTATATGCAAAAATATACAATGCTTGAGGAGCATCTACAGGAACAACAAATTTAAGTTCTCTAGAAGTTGCAGTATTAAATCCAGCATTATATGCAGCATAACTCACTTCAGCACCATCTAACCAATAAGTAACCCCAACTCCAGTATACAAATAAGAAGAATCTTGAGGAGTAGATGATACATGCCAACCATCTTCTGTTGTAGATATTAATATCTGATTATTAAGCATGGTAGTGTCATTCTGTTGGAAGACATATGTATTACCTCTTAACAAACTTAAGAAAGATAATGCACTACCACCAAACTGCAACTTACCATTATTAAGAATTACTGTATAATTTACAGTTGTTGGTGTATTAACTTGTGGTCTTGCACCAGCCAATTCTGATCCTGTCTTTAATCTATATCCAGATGTCTGCCTCACAACAGTACCACTATCATTGTATCCCCAAGGTCCGTAAATTGGATATCCATCGAAGGACATACCCATTATTTTAGAATGCCCATCAGCATGTCTACTGTAATCTGGGTCAGCACCACCAGCCCAATAATCAGTAATGTAATAATCGTTAGTTGGTGTATGTGCTTCAACTGTAGGGTCTAAGATCATATATCCTTCATGACCTTCATGACCAGACATATATCTATGATTCTTACAATAATAAAATATCTTATTAGTCTCATCCTCATTCATTATGAATAAAGGTTGCAATTCATTCTCATAATCTGTAGATGGTGCTGCACTTGCACCTGTACTATTATAATAAAGAGCACCACCATTTAACAATCCATCTCTTGTGGTACTGAATTGCATTGGGTGACCATCTGTATGGTGAGACCCAGGTGAATTACTAGGGTCTGATTGATCCCATTTAATTAAATAATTTCTCTGTACTTTAACATCTTCAGGAGCAAAGTAATATTGACCTGGAACAAACGCACCAAATTCTGCAGCATCATCACCAAAATCAATATAGAAAATACCATTAGGAAAATATGTTATTGGTTCTGCAATTCTAAAACTAAAACCAGTAGAACCTAAAAGAACATCATCTTCTGAAAATGTATTTTTAAGATCTCTAAGATAAACATGTGTTATCTGACCTAAACCATTCTTTACAATTTTTGCTATTTCACCCCGACCATTTCCACCTATTTCATCAACTGTTCTTCCTACTTCAACATCACCCAAAACTTGATCAACATTCTCAACTTGAAGCATTACATTATCAAATTCTACTTTAATTTTCCAAGTAAATATCTGTTGCTTACCCCAATCAAATACACCATTCTTTAATGCAAATTCCCCAATAAGTTTATTTGATTGATAATAATATTGATTCCCATCAACTACTGCATCGTAAATACTATTATTTTTAATATGAGGATTCTGTACAGTATCAATAGTAAATCCTGGAGGTGGATTTCCATCTGGTCCCCATTCTGGTGTATGTAGAAATGCTCCATTGGACATTATACCAACAGGCATATCTGGGTTTATCTCTCTAGTCTCAGAATCGGGTACATCCTTACCACCTCTATAAACATAAGTTTGATTAAAAGGTCTATCAAGTAAATAATCTTGACCACCTGGTTGCCTTTCTTGATCTATTATAGTTGGCTTAGGACTATTGTCAGAGGTTATAGTAAGTCTATCAGAATTAGTAGCAAAAGAACCTACAGTAGGAGAATTTGGATGAGTCTGCCAAATTTTATTAATATCAAATGATGTTACAACATTAGGAGTATCCTGAGATGGTACAATCTGCAATCGTAAAGGATCGTATCCCTTACCTCTTTCTAAAACTCTAACGTGTATTATCTTACCAGATTCTTCATCTACAATTGGATACAACAATGCTGCCTGATCGGGTGTACCACAACCAGTAATAGTTAACCGTGGAGGATCTGCTTGAGAATATGAATCTCCTCCGTTAACTACTCTTACTGCACGAACCCCAAAAACTTCATCAAATATAGGTTCAATTACAGCACCACTTCCAGGAACAGTTCTTGCCATATTTTATTAACCGATTACGTTGATTGTGCCTTGCATGGCAGCGTGTAATGTACACTGATAATATAAAGTATTAGGTGCATCCATAGGGACTGTCCAATAAAGAACCGCAGTTCCACTACCAGTCTGCCCATCTGTATATGGAGTACCACTCAATCCTTGACTACTCTGTATTCTAAATGGGTGTGCGGATGCTTGAATAGTATTATCGAAAGCATAAGTAAACCCTCTCATAACATAAAGAGTTGGGTCTGCAGTTGCAGTAGCAAATCCAGGTCCAGCAATAGTATAATCACTAGAACCACTAGCATTTACTTCCCACCATGTAAGAGGACTCTTTGTGGGAATCCAATTAGTTCCATTATAGAATAACGAATCACCTTGAACCAAAGTACCAACATCAGTATCTGTTAAAGCAGAGAATGTAGTAGTAAGAGTTCCAGAGAAATCAACTGTAAGTGTATCTCCAGTAACAGAAGTGGTAATATTAGTACCACCAGCAATGGTTAATGTATCAGTCTGACTATTAGCAGTTGTAGAACCAGTATCACCAGTAATAGTAGCAAATAAATTTACAGAACTAACTCCAGCAGCATCGTCACCTGGTTTCCATTTAGAAGCAGTGGAATCCCATTTAAGAACTTGATTATTTGTAGGAGCAACAGTTGTAGTATCAACATCTGCTAATAAATCAACACTAGAATATTCACTTATTAATTTTGCTCTTACATCACCAACACCACCTGTAGTGATATTAATGTTAACATATGGATTATCATCACCATCTACAGTAAAGAAAAAACCACCATATGATGATGCTGCAGGAGCAACACCTAATGATGCAAATTCATTCTTATAACCAATCTGTGTTGGAGCATTAATTATGCCAGTCGCACCATCAAAAGTAGTAGTAATACCGCCAGCAGAGATATAAACATCCCCTGTACCATTGGGAGCGATAGTAATGTTTCCATTACTTGAGGATATGATAGAATTTCCATTTACATCAAGTGCCGAAGTTAATGTTGTTAAATCAGACGGTAAAAATGAAGACCCATTATAGCGTAAGACTTGTCCAACAGCAGGGTTTGTGACACTAAGTTGTAAATTAGTGCCATTACCTATTGCAGAATATACTTCATTAAAATTGTCGTTTATCTTGTCACCACCACCACGCAGGGTATCCCCTGTGTTGTCATTAGCTACCGTACCAAGATTTAGTGATTGCTTAGCCATTTATCGCTACATTTTTTTAGTTATTTATGTTAGTATCTCTGGGTCTATCAACTCTTCTCCATATTGACTTAAGTCAGGAGCTGTCCAATCATCAGGAACTGATGTTTCGACGGCAATCTCAGGTTTTTGATATCCCGTTCCCTTGTTGTTTATAACAACACCACCGACACCAACTAGTGCGTTAATGTCTCCTTCAAAACCAGATATAGAATCGATTCTTACATTTGGTCTAGATGTGTAACCAGATCCACCTGATGTAACCTGTACACCATCAATAAATCCTGAAGTTAGATTTGCAGTTCCTTTAGCATCCTTACCAAAGACTGAACCAAGATAGTCGAATGTGATTAGAGAGTTTGAAGACTCAATAACAGCAACCTCTCTATCTGAAGTCTCACCTTGGATATCAATAAAGTCACCAGGTTCGATTGGTGGGATAACTTCAGCAGCATCAACGTCTGCCTCAGAACCAACGTAGGAGAATCCAACAAATGTAGAACCTACACGAGGAATCTCAGAGAAGATGATACGTGAACCAACCAATTCAAAACCTACGCCTGGTTCCTGTATAACACCATTCAGAGAAACAACGATGTTATTTTCAGGACGGATTGTAGATGACTGAACACCATCTGTAAGCGTTAATGAGTAGAATACATCATTACGTTTGAGGTTGAATGACTGACGTAAGGAGTCAAACTCGAAGGATATATCATCCAACTGTCTCAACTTACCAACGTAGAATCCTGTGAAGGATGCACCTAGTTCTGGTGGTTCTGTAAACTGAATAGAGTCAGAGAACGCTGTGTATGCGTTAGAAGCACCTGGAGGTTGTAGAATACCATTAACGAATACGAGAAGATGACCTGCAGGATCTGGTAGGTACTGCGTACCGTTACCAGTAGTAAGTTTGAATGTATCTTGAACACCATCAAATCCCTTGAATGCTCTCTTCACACGTGCGAGAAGTTCCTTTTTATTTACTACGATTGCTTTATAATTATCAGCACTAAGAATAGAATCCTTAGTGTTAAATGTACCTTTAATGTTACTGAGATACAATCTCTTATAAACACCACTGTCACGTAAATCTTGAACTAATGCAGATGCTTGACCAGAAGTTACAACCCTTGTAGTTATAGTTGCGTAACCAACTGGGAAGTTATTTCCTACTCCATAATCACCTACGAGATCACCATTTGTAAGAGGTGATCCTTGGAAATCAGCGATGTACAAGAAGTTATTATCTAAATCAACTTCAGAAATTATTGCGTAAGTGCTAAAGTCTTGAACACCAGCAACAATCTTATAAAGTCTATTTCCAACCGTGAATTCGGTTAACCCACTTATGATTGAAATACCAATTCTTACATATCCATTTGATGATATTCTATCACCAACCGTAATATCGAAACCATCAAATTTAAGAACTTCAATGTATTGTCTGGATACTTCTGGATAAACAGTAGCAGTTGTCTCAAATGAACCAAGTAAAGTCTCAGTATCAACTGTTAGAGTACCACCCTGATTATCAAGTACAGCAGCTTCCGTGCGTAAGAATGCTGTTGGAGTAGCACTAGCACCACTTGTGTATGCCTTGAATGGAACAGAAGCATCAAATGTACCTCTAAGGTCTATAATTTGAATACGATCTTCTATAACACTGATAGTTGCAGTTGGTGTAGGATTCCTATCTTGTTCTTCAATAACATCACCGACTGCCCAAGTTCCACCTGTAACAAGAACATCCAAATATCTATAGTTTTCATCTTCCCAGAAACCATACACCGTACCAGTTACACTTGCGTCACCCTGTTTCTTAATAACAGCATTCATAAAGAATGGACCGTCTACGATAACAGCATCAAATCTAAATCTCTTAAAGACTTGAACAACCGTACCTTCATTCACAGTCATGTTTTCTAATTCTGCATATGCACCTGTATTGAGTCCATATAAGTAATCAGAATCATTTAATCCACCACCTAAACCAATGATAGAATCTCTAGTTCCATAAGTGTAAGTTGGAACTCTAACTCCATTATTAACAACGATACTTGTGTAATAAGTATCGAGTGCTAACTGCCCTCCAATTATACTTAAATTTTCACGAATACATCTAGTAACAGATTTATCATTATAATAAGCAGATGCATCAGTATCAAAGTACTTATTGTAACTAGAAGCTGGTGCAGGATCTGTAAGTGTATTACTTACTGCTTGACTTGCGTAATCTTCAAGAGCACTTAAAGCATAAGACTTAACATTATACTCAGTATCTGCATAGAATACTTCACCCAATTCAGATGTATAAGGATCTATTACACCCTTAGATAGTTTAGCACCCCACATGTATAAACCACTAGAACCATCTCCAAGATATACTAGAGAGTTATTCTCATTGTATACTAAGAATAATGCTCTTAACTCAGCGAATCCAAATGATATTGTTGTTGTTATAAATGCTCTATACCATCCATTACCATAAGGAACTGAACCGTATGCAACTGGAGTAATACCACCTTGAGGTTGGAATAAAGTTCCAGCAGCACCAGTAGCAAGATTTAAATCAAAGAATATATCTTGCTGACCAACTGTACCAGAATCCATAGCCAGTCCAAAACGAACTTGAGAGTACTCATCAGCCTTAAAGAATACAGAGAATGTATAAGTTTGATTGTCATCTTCACTTGCTGCACCACCTTCATCAAAGGTATTGGTAGTATCGTCAAACTTGATAACTCCATCATCCCATGTATCAAATGCAGTTAAACTATAATTTCTATAGGTATAATGATAGTTAGTGTTTGTATATGCAATTAACTTCTCTGCAGTTTGCGTACCATCTGGTGCTACTGCAAAGTCATCACTGATAACAATATAACCAGGAGCCCAATTGAGTCTGATTGCTTCTGGATTTGTCCATAAATTAGGAGAAGAAATTTGACCAGAAATATTTGAAGTAATATTCTTAGCAAAATTAATAGTTCTCACATTTGCTGGTTTGTTAAACCAAGTGTATGGATATCCAACACCCTTAATAGCAACATCTGCTGCAGCACCAGAACGTGTTCCATCTAACTTATCATTACCTTCCCAAGGAGTACCATACCATTTACCAACAGTTAATTTTTTAGTATCATTACTAAATTCAAGAACTACTGCAGATCCATTACTTCCTTGAGATGTTATAAGTTCACCAACTTGGAAATTCAAATCTACATTTTCAAGAATAATATCGTGTGCTACTGTACTATCAGTAATATCAGTTGTGATGAGATCATGCGACAGATTAGTCACAATACTATCAAGCCAAGTGTCATAATCAGTGTTCCAAATGCCTGAACCAAACTGTGAATTAACTAGAGTTGTAATCTCTTCTTTATAATATCCTCTATTGTAAATAAGGTTCTTAGCAGCACCTCTCATTGCCAACTTACCAGGAGCAAGTATATTAAGAGCGATATCAACCAATTCGATAAATCTAGTTACTATTGGATTAATATCAATTGGAGTTAATGCATCTCTAAATGCAGCAACTGTAGCATAGTTAAAGTTGTAATTTGGTGAAGATTCACTTGAACCTAAATCATACAATCTATTTTTAATTGCATGCTCACCTAATGCCTTCATTTGCTCTATAGCATAAACTGTTGCTAATAACTCATCTTCAATATAATTGATTTGTACTGTGGTAGATAAGTAATTTTCCATTGCAGCAATGGTACTATTATTTCCACCTGTTTGTAAATCTGAAATTATTCCTAGAATAATCAATTGAATATCACGTTGACATGTTGCAACACCGCCTGGTTCTGGATATAAGAACGCAGAGTAGGTAGGACCACCTTCTACTAGACTGTAAGTAAACTCTTGAGTAACCTTACCTGTAATTTCTTGAGAAATACCTTTTCTGTTAAAGTATAATCTATCAGCAGCAATTGCATAATCTGGATGTGTTGGTGCAATAATATCATTAGCAATTTCAACTAAACTATCAATTGCTTCCTGAACATCAACACAATCACCAGGAGCAGTTATACCATTAGCAGTTGCACTAACAAATGTATGTGCAGCAGTATTACTAATAGGATAATTTGGTTCCTTATTAACATTAACTGTAACTGTTGTTCCAGTTACTGAAAGAATCTTAAGGTTCTTACCGCTTGCATAATCAGCACCAGTATCAGTTCCAGCAACACCAGAAGAACGTGGATATGTACCATTCGCAACACCTGAACCAGGATTACAAGAGAATGTTAATGAACCATCTGCTATCTGAATATATCTTCCAACAATAAGTGAGTGAGAACCAATTGTGATTTCTAAATCACCTGTAGTTGGACTGTATACTGCTCCAGTTGCAGTAAATTGAGTTGCGGTTGATTGTGTAATACCCCAATCACCAACAATAATCTTATCAGTATTATCTGAAGTTAGATTACCAGTGATTGCTTGCTTCATATAATGTGCAAGACGTAAATGAGCATATACAGACTGGAATAATTGTAATCTAATATGTAACAATATGTCGTTTGCACCAAGATATCTCTTAGCAACATTTACAGTATTAAAGTTACCACCTTGTCTAAGGTCTTTAACAAATTCCTGTAAAATTAATGCTAAATCAGTCTTACACTGTAGAGTACCATTTCCACTACCATCTTGGTTTCTAGGCATATCCAAAGCAAGGTCTGGATATAAAGTAAGCATATCATTAGATGCTTTATCTACAATCGGACCAGCATTTGCTTCAACTAAATCAGCAGCATCTTGGAATCTATATCTAGAACTATCACCAATTTGAATTGCATAAATTAAATCATTAGTAGAATCATGTAATGAAATTGGGAATTGTTCTTCTAAGTATGCATATACACGTCCACCAAGGAATTCGTTTTCTGGTGATGGAGTCATTCTTGTTATAGTACCAAGATGATCTATTGGTGATGCTAAATTAGCGTCTTCTAAAGTATCAGTAACTACATCAATTAAGTTTTCTACAGTTGCTTGAACATCTACACAATCTTCAACACTGTAATCCATAATAGTAACACAATCAGTTTCAGCAGAAACAAAACTATGCTTAGTTAGAACCTTTTTAACAGCACCAGGATTTGCACTTACAAATGTGTGTGTACTTGCTGGACTGTATATAACATTACCACTAGAAGCATTACCAGTAAATGTGTGTGCATAAGCACCACCAGTTAGAACCGCAGCTCTCTTAATACAATTAGTTGCATAAGATTTACCAGATACAAAATAGTGTGTGGTAACATTAGAAGAAGGTATTACATCTAAAACTTGAACTTGGAAGGTATATGTTGTCAATCCTGTAGATAGAACTTTCAACCACTTACCAGAAGCAGGGTCAGTAGCACGTGGATATCTATGCTCAGTTGCATTACCATCCTTAGTACATGTAAATGTTAAAGACTCATCATCAAACTTGACATACTCTCCAGCATCCATGTTATGAACAATGCTAGTTGTAATAGTCATTATACCTGTCCAACCACTATATGATATTCCAGTTGGTGTGTACTTATCGTATACTGTATAGAACGCATGTTCTGTAGTATTACTAATAGCACCATTTGATATATTAACAGTCACAGAAGTTGCTGTTTTAGAAGTTATAGGATGTGATTTATTGTAACCCCAGTCACTTGTACGTGGATAGTAGTGAATAGTATTACCACCATCTTGAGCACAAATAAATCCAAATGACTGTTTAGCAATCTTAATACCATCACCAACATCAAGACTATGAGCACCAATGTCAATAGTTAACATTCCAGTAGTAGGATCATATGCTGTTGTTGAACCAGCAGCAAGTGATGGGTTGTAACCTTTAATAGGAGACTTACCAACATTAACTTCAATCATTCCATTCTGTGCTCTGATTCCACCACTCTCAGCTTTTGTAAAAGCATGAGTGGAAGTATCTGAAGATATACCAACATTAACTTCAAAGGTATCATTAGTCTTATTGGAAATTTGTAACCATCTTCCACTTGCAGGATCACTAGGACGTGGGTACTTATGATCAGTAGTGTATCCATCTAGATTACATCTGAATGTTAAAGATTCATCAACAATCTGAATATAATCTCCATTACTTAATCCATGACCAGTCAATGTAATTTGCATTACACCTGTTGCAGGAATAAATGCTGCACCACTAGCAGTACCTGAATTATAGAATACATCAGTTACAGGTATTGACTTAGAATCACCATATGGGTCAGTAGCACGTGGATATGTCTTAGTTGCGGTATTACCATCCATGTCGCAAGTAAATTGCAAAGTGTTATTGGTAATAACAACATTAGAACCTTTACGCATTCCATGCTGACCAATGGTTAAGGTCATAGCACCTGTTTCTGCATTGTAAGTAGCAGCAGATGGTGTAAATGTTTGGTTAGTTCCAGGTGTACCTACATTAACTGTAATTGTAGTTGCATCAGCACCAGTAACTTCCAATTCTTTACCAGAAGCACGTACGTCATGTCCAGGTCTAGGATAAGATTTACTTTCCTGATTGTTATCCATTGTACATGTAAACTTCAATGCTTCATCATCAATCATGATGACATCTCCAGTTGCTAATCCATGTCCTCCAATAGTAAGAACTAGATTACCGTTTGAAGTATCGTAAGTTGCACCAGTAGGAGTTAAAGGTTTGTAATTTTTATTGAATGAAGTAGGACCAACATTAACAGTAAATGTATTAGTATCAAATTTTGTTACTGGTAATACTTGTTTTGCTGAAGGATCTGTAGAACGAGGGTACTTATGATTAGTTGCATTATCATCATAATCACAAGTCATTGTCAATCCATCTGTTTTTATAGCAACTGATCTTCCTTTCTTAGTGAAGCAACCGCCTTCAGCCCCAGTTAATGTGTGAGTGTATCTACCACCAGTTCTAATTACAGCACGTGTCAATCCATTTGCTACAGCAGATTGGAATTGATGAGTTGTGGTATTAGAAGAAGTACCTACATTAATAGCAAATGTATCCTTAGTAACACTAGAAACCTCTAGATACGTTCCGCTAGCTGGGTCAGTAGCACGTGGGTATGTATGATCAGTCTGATAGTTATCTTGTAGACAACGGAATGTCATTGAACCATCATCAATCTTAACCATATCACCATTCTCAAATCCATGATTCGGAATAGTAAGAACCATTGCACCAGTTGCAGGAGTAAATGCTGCACCAGTTATAGTAAATTTCTCTCCACCAGGTTGGAATTCGTGTGTATAATCACCACCAACAGTAAATGCTTTATCTACTGTTAATCCACCCTTCCAAACGTGAGTATATTGTCCACCACACTTGATAGCATCTGCAGATGCAGACTGGAATACATGAGTTGTAGTATTTGAAGATATACCAACATCAACAGTAATTACACCAGTTGGTCTCTTCATGCCATTTGCAGCAAAAGATACGAAGGTATGAGTTGATGTATCGCTAGACTTACCAATGAAAACATCAAATGTATCTGTCTGAACGTTATCTAATGGTAACCATTCAAAGTAGGATGGGTCTGTACGTCTTGGATATGCATGGTTTGTAGCATCACTATCTTTAGCACAAGTAAATGTTACTGCACCTTCATCTAGTCTAACCTTATCATTTGCCTTAATTAACCCATTAGCAACTGATGATACCCATACATGAGTTGTATTATTGGAAATAGGTGCATCACCAAATGCATTACCAACAGTCATACTGAAATCGTTAGCACTAGTGCGGAGAATTGGGAAGAATCTTCCACTAGCAAAGTCACTAGATCTTGGATATGAATGGTTAGTAGAATTACCATCTTCAGCACAAGTAAAGACTAAAGAATTATCAGCAATCTTAACCATATCACCAGTCACAAATCCATGATTAGCACATGTTACATATAGTTCACCTGTTGCTGGATTAAATGATGTACCACTTTCTGCAGTCTTTGTAGTTGGAGCAGTGAATCCATGACCAGCTAGAGTTATGGTCATCATACCTGTGGTTGGAGTATATGCTGCTAATGTTGGTGAATGTTGAGTAGTCTTAACATCCTGAACATAAGTTGCAGTATTGTATGCATAGTCAGCACCACCAGGAGCATTAGAACCAGATGAACGAGGATATGTCTTATCTGTTGTTTGTCCATCAAGATCACAACGGAATGTTAATGAATCTTGCTCGATATAAACAGAATCACCAGCTCTTGTAATTCCATTTTCAACACAACTTACAAATGTATGAGTGTAATCACCACCAGTAATTACAGCACCTGATAGAGATGAATGATAGTTATGAGTACCAGCATGACTAATTGCAGTATTTTGTGACTCGTTAACGTTTATAGTAATAGTTGTAGCATCAGCTCCTGTTATAGTAACAGCAGTATTGTATGCATAGTCCTCATTATCAGTTGTATTAGCACCGTATGATCTTGGATATGATTTCTGAGTAGAGAATCCATCTCCACCATAATCACAAACAAATGTGATTGAATTATCTTTCAATCTTATGCTAGTTCCAACTGAAAGACTATGTGTACCAATAGTAAGTATTAAGTCACCAGATACAGGATCATAATTAGCATTAGAAACATCAAAGTCTAATTGTGGTGAAGTTCCTACTGTAACATCGAATGTGTTATCAGTAACATTAGAAATAAGCATCCACTTTCCAGACTGAGGGTCTGTAGACCTTGGATATGTATGATTACTACCATGTTGGTCTAATGAACATGTCAATGATAATGCATCATCAGCAATCTTAATCTTATCCCCTACTAAGAATCCATGATTAGGAATCGTAACTGTCATTACACCAGTTGTAGGTATATAAACAGCATTTGTTGCTGTATGATTGGTAGCATCCTTAATCCAATGATTACCAATAGTCAAGTCCATAATACCTGTCTCAGGTACATAGACAGCAGCAGAAGGTGTGTATGCGTGGAACTTACTCTTACCAACATTAACAGTGAAGGCATTGTTATGAACCTTAACACCGTTAGTTGTTCCAGAAACGAAATTGTGTGTATAAGCACCAAATAAAGTTCTACCAACAAATACATCAAATGTAGTGCTAGTAGAAGATTCTACAACACTCCATCCTCTTCTATACACTGGGTCAGTCTTACGAGGATATGCATGGTTTGTAGAGTAACCATCTTTACCACAACTAAAGGTAATAGCACCTTCTTCAAATCTAACTAACTCACCAGCAACTTTCATGCAAGGGTTAGTAGTTACACCAACACATGTATGCTCACTAAGATCTTGAGACTTACCTATAAACAAATCAAATGTATTTTCAGTTCTATTCTGTGCAGGTAACCATTCATCTCTTGCAGGGTCACCTGAACGTGGATAGTAGTGGTCTGTTGTCTCGTCATCTAATCCACAACGGAATATAAATGCACCATCATTAAGTCTAACAAGGTTACCATTGTATACCTGATGACCAGTTGATGAGATAGTTAACATTCCAGTAGCAGGGTCATAAGCAGCACCAGTACAATTTCTAGTACTTGGTGGATTTAATAATGAACCGATAGTAACGGTCATCATACCTGTTAATGGGTTATATGATGCATCAGTTGCAGTCTTATCAATTTCAGAAATATCAATAACGTCAACAGCAGTACCACGAGCAGGGTCAGTTAATCTTGGATATGCGTGGTCGGTTGCTTGACCGTCCATATTACATGAGAAGAGGAATGCTCCATCTCTAAGTCTAATGCTATCACCAACCATTAAATTAGGATTTCCACCTAATCCAGGAGAACCAGGAGCAGAAGTAGTAATTACTAATGCACCAGTTACAGGAGTATAGTTTGCACTAGAAACATCATATGCAATATTATGTGTCTTACCAACATCTAAAGTAATGGTGTCATCCTTATGAATAATACCATTAGGATCTGCAGCCTTAAATGTATGTAATGAAAGGTCAGTAGATATACCAACATTTACATCAAATGTATCCTTGGTTATATTAACAATCTTATGCTGTCTACCGCTAGATGGGTCTGTTGAACGTGGATATCTATGTTGAGTTATATTATTATCTAATAAACACTCAAATGTAATTGATTCATCAACAATACGAACCTTATCACCATGAGAGAATCCATGATTGAATACGGTAACTGTTAATAAACCTGTTTGTGGTGTATAAGATGCCCCGTTACATGTATATGATGTTCCTTCAAACAAGATAGGAACACTATCATTGTAAATAAAGTCGTTCTCTCTTGGATAGTACTTAGTTGATTGCAATCCATCCATAGTACACTTGAATGGAAGACTACCTTTAGCAACCTTAATATTTGTACCTGCTCTTAATCTATGCTCACCAATATTCATCTTAAGAAGACCTGTTGAACCGCTATAAGTTGCAGCAGTAGGATTAAAGATTACGTCTGGTGTTTTACCAACATTAACTTGGAAAGTTGTTGAGTCAACAATAACAACATCTAACCATCCTTGACTTGCTTCATCAGAAGATCTTGGATACTTATGTTCAGACCTATTCTGATCCATAGTACAAGTAAACGTTAGAGATTCATCATCAAGTTGAAGTTTATCAGATGATGAAAGATTATGAGCACTGCCAGTAGTACATGTAAGAACACCTGTATCTGGATTATATCCTCCACCATTTATTGATAATGAAGTCTTACTGAATAAACCATGAGAAGCAACAGTTAAAGTTAAATCTCCATTAACAGGATTATATACTGCACCAGTAGGTGTTACTTTTGTAGCAGCAGAACCGCTAGACTCTGTAATACTAGTATCATATGTTTGTGTTAATCCATGATCACCTTGTACATCCCAAACGTCATTTGTTACAATGTAATCTAATATCTGCTTCAACTTACCATAAGTCCAAACAGTTTCAACTATCTCTTTTTCTACATTAAGTAATTTAACGTTATTTACATCTACTCTATCAACATAATATGATGCTGCATCCCAAATCTTATTATTTGCACCATTGCGTATATCTTCAGCAATTGACCTACAAATATCCTTAACATCATCCTGACAATTTACACTACCATTAATGACAGTGAAATTTGGGAATTTTTGTTCTAGTAGATATACTGCCTCTTTAGCAATAAATTCTAAGTTAGATTCAATTAATGTAGCAGCATTATAATACCTATTTGTATTTCCAACAAATCCTCTCTGAACTGCTCTACCAACATTAACTGTAATTGTAGTACCAGTTACTGAAGTAATAGTTAGAGATTTATTATATGAAGGGTCTGTTGTACGTGGATATCTATGCTCAGTTGCATTAAGATCTTTATCACAAGTAAATGGTAATTTATTAGCACCAATAACAACAGTGTTGCTGGTTGTAAAACTATGAGAACCAATAGTCATTACTAAAACACCAGTCTCACCATCATAAGTTGCAGCAGTAACATCTTTTATAGTGCCGTCATTAAATGTAAGAGCAGCATTTGAAGTACCAGCTACGAATGTATGCTTACCAATCCAACGTATTGTAGCTGGAATAGCATCATTATTAAAGTATTCTCCCTTAGTAAATGATTCAGTTCCAGACCAATCTTGTGTCCATTGTGTTCCATCAGCACCATCGAAATGAAGTAGTAAGTTTGTATTAGTATCTCCTTGGAAAATACCAGATGCAGGTGTAAATGCACCAGTATATCTTGCATTATCGGATATTCTAATTTCATCAACGTGTCCAATATATCCAGTTGAGAAAGCATAACCAACACCAACAAAGAGTGGTTTAGCAGCATATGTTGTATTATCAGTACCAGAACCAACTTCAACACCATCTATGTAAAGTTTACCAGTTGTACCACTTCTAACATAAGCAATATGAGTCCAAGTATCAGCAACGACAGTAGTTCCACCAGAAGTAACTAGATTTGAACCATTAACATGCCAACGAACTTGACCAGTTTCTAGATATAGTCTAAACGCAACCTCAGTTGCATTACCAACTCTTGTATCAAGAATATCTACTGTTGCAGTTAAAGATGATGTATCAGCTCTAACATATAATTCAACAGTAAAGTCACCTGTACCAAAAGCAAACTCACTACTACTTTGAGAGTAGATAAAATCTGTTGTTCCAGCCGTTAATTGTAATGACGCAGAACCAAACTTCTTCTGTGCTGTATCAATCTGAGCATTACCAGCAAAAGTAAAATCAAAATAGTCTTCACCATTAGACTTAGTTCTACCAATCTTACCAAGATATACTGTATTACGTGCTTGGTTATATCCAATAACTTCAGCCTTTGTATCACGTGACCTAATTACTTGTCCTGAACTAAAGAATCCCTTTCCTTCTTTATCATAGAAAGCCAACTTTCTAACTCTACCATCTTCACCAGTTACAAACTCATTAGTATTATTACCATAATCAATCTTATAATTACGGATTACTTCGTTATTTTGTATAGTACCAGTTAAATTATTAAATGGAACAATGTAATTATTGATTTGCTCATTAGCAGGGAAGTTACCATCAAATCCAGTTACGTTATCAACGTGATCTACAATACTTACAACAGATGCTGCAATATCATCTAGAACAACGTTTGGATAAGTCTGAGATGTAATTCTGTTGAATAATAATCCAAAGAATGATGAACCAGGAGAGATATCAACCTGACCAATAAATTCTCCAGTTACAGGATCTTGATAAGCAGATGTTGCAGTAATTCTTGAAATAACACCAGATTGTGCTCCATAGATGATATCATTTAACTGAATATCAAATAATCCAGGAGTAGATGTATATGTACCAGCAGTCTTACTTAATGTAAGTTGGTCTGTAACTAAGATCTTAGTTGTATAAACTGGTGTCCCATCAGTTTGATTACTTGCAGAAGTACCAAGAGCATTTCTTACAACAGTAAGAGATGTTGAATCTGCATTATCAATAGAACTTACTAAAGTAAATATTTCAGATCCTAACTGATAATTAATATCTTGTTGGAACGTACCACCTGGTACTGGTGATGGAGTTTCAGACGTTGGATCAATAACTTCAAAGGTAGTTGTAGAAGGACCGATAGAATAACGTAACTTAGCAATAGGCATTTCTTGCCCAGTTTCCAAGTTAACCTTTTCAATCTTAGCGACATTACCTTCTAAGTTTGTTATACTTTCACCAAAGGTGTATAGTCCAAGACCTCCAAATTGAGTTATACTATCCAAGTTTCCTGAGAATCCTGTTGCAGCAACGTTACATAATTCATTTAATATGAATTGTGGAACATCACTATAGTATCCAGTAACAGTATTACCAACAACTTTTATAACTGTTAATCTAGCATCAGAAGAACTACCTCTAATCACATCACCAAGACTAGGGAAGATTCCACTAGTATTACTAAATGTTAGTTCAAATCCTTGAATATTTTCAATTGTAACATTAGCGTACTTAACACTTGCTGGTGGTTTTGGTGGCTCAGTAAATACTATGGAATCCTGTTGAATTGTAAATGCTGTCTCTGGGTTCTGTACAACACCATTCAACACAACCATTAACTGATTAGCATTAGCAACTACAGTACCACCATTAACTGTTAATGGGAATGAAGTCTTAATACCATCAAACTGGCTTGATATATCATCAACTCTCTGTACAACAGAAGTTAGAATGTTCTCAGAAGATGTCAATCTCTTCTGTCTGAATAATACTTCTGTATTATTAAACTCTGTATAGATTGGTTCAACTAGAGCAAAGTTCTGAATATTTGGTACAATTGCTTCCTGTGCTAATTCAACAGACTTAGTAAGTTCAAAGAATGTATCCTTATTAGGAATCTGACCATATTCATTTAAGTTTAACTCACCAAACACCTTAAATGATGCAGGGTGAACGTTCCTGATTAAAATTTCTTTCCACTCACTAATAGAAACAGCAGACTTAACAGCATAAGAGAAGTCCTGATAGTAGTAAGAGTCTTGAATTTTCTGAATAATTTCAGATGGTTTACCAACATCATCAATGAATTGACCAGTTGTTTTAGTGATAGAACCAATATCTAGAACACCACGAGCAAACTTAAGGTCACTAATAGTACCAGAAGACTTAGAAATAACACCAGTTATTTGCTGACCTTCTGCAAATACACCATCATAGTCAACAATCTTAAGAACTCTAGGTCCAATTTGCCAACCAGAGTTAGTTGAAACATATCCAGTTGCTGTCGCTTGCTCTAATGAATCACCCTGATAAACCAATTCACCTTCTAAGAAAGTAGAAGTAATAAC